GATACTGAAGATTATTTCTCAAGCAGCGATCCTTGGTTTAAGAAGGGCGGACTTGCAACACCATTAATGGCTAACGGCGGTAAAGTTAAAGGTTACGCTGAGGGAGATTTGGTGACTGCAGCTGCAAATTCAATGGGAAATGCTGATACATCTGGAAGTCTTGTAGACTCAAGCGCTGGAGCTTTAGATACAATTAAAAACTTATTTGGAAGTAGCAATGTACAAGGCGCATTGCTTGGTACGCTCTTATCTCAATTAATGAGTGGATCATCTAGCAACAATGTTTATAGAGGTGTAGATATGTCAAAAGTTGGCAATATTGCACCTGTAACAACAGACTGGGGCATGGGTCCAGCTAAATATATTCCATATACAGATTATATGCCAGTAATTAACTCTCCACTAAGTACCGCTGCAGCAGATAACAGGTTGTATGCTAACTTAGGCGCCGCAGGATATACTCCAAACCTTACTGCAATTGGCGGAAGACCCCTAGGAATGGCAGATGGTGGTAGAATACCAACACACTATACTTTTGGTACGCAAGTAAATGCTGAAGACTTTTTAGCTGAAGGCGGTATGCCACAGAATACAAACGTACCAATGACTGGCGGATTATCAAACAATCCAAACGTTCCTATGCTTAAAGGCAGACACGACTACCGCAAAGGTGCTGCAGTGAATGGCGAAGGCGATGGACAATCTGATGACATTCCAGCAATGTTGGCAGATGGTGAATACGTAATGGACGCTGAAATTGTTTCAGCGCTTGGCAATGGTTCTAATAAAGCAGGTGCAAAAGTTTTAGACACAATGAGAAAGAATATTAGGGAGCATAAACGTACTGGCTCTTTAAACTCTATTCCACCTAAAGCTAAATCACCATTGGCTTATTTAAAAGGAGCAAAATAATGGCTGATTTATTTCAAGGGCAACAATTAGACCCTACCGTTTCTACCATTCAGAAGCAACAAACTTCACCTGAGTTTTATACTAATTACTTACAGAACATTACAAACTTAGGTCAGAATGCTGTTGCCAATAGTGGCGTAGCAGGAATGAGTCCGCTTCAAATGCAAGCGATGAACCTAGCACCAACCGCTGCATTTTCTGGCGCGGGAACAATGGGTGCAGGTGCTAATCTAGCAGCATCTGCAGGAACGACATCTGCTCCAAGCATTGTTGGTCAGTATATGAATCCATACGTAAGCAACGTAGTGGACGAACTTGGCCGCAAGCAACAACAAGACATCCAGCGTAATGTAATGCCAGGGCTATCTGCAGCTGGTGCGGCTACTGGTAACTTTGGTTCTAAGCGTCAAGCAATTGCAACAGGCCAAACTTTGGCTGATATGCAATCAAACCTATTAGGCCAGCAATACAATGCGTTAAACACTGGCTATAACACCGCTATGACAAACGCCCAAAGCGATTTGAATCGAGAGCTTCAAGCTGGTCAAGCAATGGGTAATATTGGCGCGCAACAAGGAACGTTGGGTCAATCAGGATTAACTTCACTAGCAAATCTTGGCGCAACTCAACGAGGAATTGCTCAAGAAGCTTTAAACTATCCAATGGCTGAAGCGCAAAATTACGCTAAATTGTTGCAAGGATATAATATCCCAACGGGTGAAACACAACAAACAACATCTTCAGGTGCTTATACAAATAGCCCGTTAGCCAACATTGCTGGTATTGTTGCGTTGTTAAACTCCTATAACAATGGCGGAATTAATCCATTACAGGAAGCTCAAATTAAACAAGCTAATGCAATGGCTGATTTTTATACAGGTCAAAATAAAAAAGCTGATGGCGGATCTATATCAATGGCAGACGGTGGAGTAGTAAACCCAATTAACAGTCAGGTGTATAATGACGCCGCAGGTGGAAACACTTATACTTATGCTGATGGCGGTTATGTTTATGACCAATACGGCAACATGATTGGATAAAAAATGGCTGATGAATTAGATATGAACATGGAGCAACCAAGTGCTCAACCAAACTTTCAACAAACTGCTGAACCAATTGCTCAACCAACGTCTAGCTTTGCGGATAAATCTTTATCTGACCTAGCTAGAGGAAGAGTTATGTTGGAAGAACGTATAAGAAGGTTAACTGAATTATCTGCTCAACGTAAAAATCAAAAATTTGATCCAGTTATGCTGCGTATGGCACAAGGATTTCTAGCTCCAACCAAATCAGGGGGCTTTGGGGAATCTTTAGGCAATGTAGCTGGTGGTGTTGCTGAAGAGCAAGCAAAACAACAAACATTAAATCAACAAGATTTAGAGAATCAATTTAGTTTAGCTAAACAACAATATGAATTAAACAAAGAATTTGATACACAAAAACGTCAAGAAGATACACGGGGCTTGATGGGTAAACTTTATAAAAAAACGACAGATGCTTCAGGAAATGACACCTATGCTTTTGACCAAGATGTCGCGGCACAATTGTCACAGACTACTGGTGACCCTAAATATATACAATCAATCATTGCAGACCAAAAAACTAAACAATTAAAAGCTGTTGGTCAAAAAATGTTTGAGCCTACAGTAACAAAAGATGCCAACGGCAATGAGAAAACTACATATAACTTTAATCCAACTGCTGTTTATGATTTAGCTAAGTTGTCTGATAACCCATTGGAAGATATTGCTAAATACGCTGATATGGTTCCTAAGCTTCGTAAGGCTGGATTGCTTGGGGGTGTAAGTGACGCCTCTTCCCCATTTGATGCTATTGCATTGATGGCCAAAGGTGATAAGTCTATGGCCGCTATTGGTTCTCAAGCTGAATATTTAGCAAAACAATACGCGAAAGGATTAATTGATGATGAAAAAGCTAATGCTTTAGCACAGCAAATGTTGACAATGTCCACAGCGCATATGGACAGAGCGCAAGCACAACAATTCCAACAATCAATGCAAGGGATAATGTTAGGGTTACGTCAAGACAATGCTCAGTGGCAGCGCGACCAAAGAGAAAAAGAAACAAATCTTAAGCAACAAGAAATTGATAAAAAATTAACTGATGAACAAAAAATAACTTACACCAAAGTAGTTGTTCCAATTATTAATGAAGGAACAAAGTCAGCTACAGCCTTAGCTACAGTTGACCAAATGGAAAAATCAATTGAAAATGCACCTAGTGGTTTTATTGCAGGTTACTTTGATAAGTCAATTGGTAAATGGATTGGAACAGATGGAAATACTGCATTACGTGATTTAGATAGATATTCAAAATCATTGATTACGCAAATTCCAAGACTTCCTGGAGCCGCTTCAAACTTAGATGCAACTAATCTAGAAAAATCAATTGGAAATTTATCAGACCCAACTTTAACAAATAGTCAAAGAAAGCAGTTTATAAAAGAAATTAAAGAAGGGTTTACAAAACTTCAAGACAGGGCAATAGAAGTTCAAGATTATTGGGATAATAATCGAAAATTGCCCCCATCAGCTCTTGAAACTCCTCAATCAAAAGATAAAAAATTGACTACAGGAACTAAACATTTTTTAAATAAAAGAGAAATTATCCCAAATTCCAATAATACTGGATGGGTTTACAAAGATGACGGAAAAGAGGCTAAATAATGGCACTTCCACCACTTCCTGAAGGAGCTGAAGTAATAGAGTTGCCACCACTTCCAATTGGTGCTGAGTCTGTTCAAGAAACGTATTTTGACATTCCTGGACCACCTGAGGGCCCGATGCCAAAAGAAGAACCTCTTCATCCATCGCTTAGTCGGACGTTGGCAAACTTTTTTTCAGGTGGAAAATACAATACTTTTCAAGATATTGCATTTGGTGGAGAAAAGCCTGAGGAAAGCTTTTTGGGTAAGGCTGGACAATTAATACATAGCAGTGGAATTGAAGGATTAACAGGCATTGGAAAAGTTGGGCAAGTGGGAAGCGCTGTATCTAAAGCGGGTTCATTGATGCCCGAACTTCCTAACGTATCTAAATATGTAGAACCAGTGGTAAATGCTGTTAAAAAAGCACCTTCTGCAATTTTTGGTAAAACTTCAGGAGTTATTGACCCAAAAGCAATTGATACTGCTTACAAAATTGGAAAATTAGAAAATCCTGAATTATCTGCACTTTTAAATGAAGGAAAAAAAATTCCTTTCATGCCTGAATCTAGGGCAATTTACAATTACGCTAGAGAACTTGGTTTAGACCACGATACAGCTTTATTGGCGGAGCATTACGATAAATCTTCTAAAGGAGCATGGGGGCTGTGGAATGAAGCCAAGGCTCAGGGAATAAAGTTCCCATCCTATGAAGATTTTTCTAAACTAAACCTACCTGAGCAAATGAAACTTGCAATGCAAGCTGGTGTTGATTTAGGTACGTACAGCCCACAAAAAGGTGGAGCTAAGTTGGCAATGTTAGCGCATGCCCCAAGTATTCTGTCAGGAAACTTTTCTTCAATTCCAGCGTTGATTGCTCAGTCACCTAGGATTGTTGGAAATATTGCTCATGGTTTAGGAAGGGCATCAGCCGTAACTGGTCGTTATGTTGATAAAGGTAGGGATTCATTAGAGAAAAGTTTTAATGCAATAAAACCTTCAATTGATGAATATTCAAATCAAATGCTTGGCGTAACTGGAGCCAATTCAAAAAAACCAAAAGAACTTAAGAAGGCGGATGGCGGTTCTATTCCACTAAGCCTTAGACACGTATACTTCCATCGCAAAGCTCGCGGCGGATCAGTATAAAAAAACCCCACGGCCATTACAGTCGTGGGAGTTAATTAGTCAGCGTACTGTTTATTGTCAAGCAAATAAGTAGCAGCTGCAACGTTAATATCTTTTACTAGCTGCACACACCGCATATGCTCTTCACGTTTAGCTTCTTGGGCCGCGCGTAAAGCAACATACTCAGCAACCTTCGTACCAAACTCCACAATATCTAGTTCATCATCCTTGTTATGATAAAGCCCATTAGGGTTATCATTCTTACAGTGAAAATAAATTTGTCTAATATCAGCTTCAGATATATTCATCATTCATGTCCATTCTTAATTTGCCAAAAACGCAATAGATTGTAAAACATTAGCCATCCACGCTCTAAGTCTTCCGCTGACCATTCCTTAACAACGGCAAGCCCAGGAACACTCCTGCTAACAAAAACATTACCACAGCGAGCGTTAGGAATACGAAGCCCGACGCGATAAGCGGCAAGCTGCATAAGATGCTCATCGTAGCCATCAACCTTTTCAGGATCATCAAAGTCTTTTGTTTTAATATCGACAACAATTCCGTCCCCTTCCGTTGAGTGAAGATCGCATTTTCCACCAAAACCCATCTCGTGACCAAAAGACAATTCAGAGATCCATTTTTGACCTCCATAAACGTCTTCTAACGCACGAACGCAACCTTCCCTATGCTGAGTATAGGCTGAATGCTTTTCTCCCTCATAGAACGCTTGTATTGCGTTATGGATGTCTGTGCCAACATCTGCAGCATCTTTACCCTGTTTTTTGGAGTCAACGATGATTCTGTTGATATAATCCTCTTCAGACTCACCATCAAGCTTTGCTAAAGTCAGCGCCGCCATCAAGACTTGCTTCTGAATCCACTGGTTAAGAACTGGATTGGCTGCCACTTTTAAGATAGTCGTAACAGAGGGGACTAGCCCCTCTTTACGAGCGTCTCTCAAGGTCGTATTTCTTTCCTTGCCGTTTGCACCGATGACCGTGTAACGTGGAATACCGTCGCGGGTATACCAGTGACCAGCCTCTGATACAAATGGTGTAGAGACTTTTAGTGACATTTTTTGTTCCTTATTAAATAGGTTGTGTTTTTTCCATGTCTAAATGTCTCAATTACATACCCTTTTTTACGTAAAGAACTAATAACGCTCCCAAGACTGCTTCCATCAATCAACTCTGTTAATTCAGATGATCTTGCTGGGCGGTTTTGTCTTAAATGAACCTGCACAGTTTTTTCTAGCTTAGATAGTTTTGGATATACATAATTGTTTTGTTTAGATTTTTTTGGTTCAAATAAATTTTTCAATAATTCAAACATAATTATCTCCTAAAATGGTACATCATCTTCTAAATCGCTAAGGTCTTTAGCGTCTAGTGGTTGATTGATGTTTGCAGATTTTGGTGCTTTGTGCCAAGAAGCCCACTCTGGGGAGTCTTGAATCTTTTCTTTAAGGTAATCAGAGAATGACTCAAACATTTCCATGTCAGCTTCTTTGATAGAAAAGATTTGCACTGGGTTATGACCATCTGGCAATCCAGACTTTTTAATTGACGCAGGAACTGGGTTGATGTTTTCAATGTTGCTATAGTTCTTGCCATTGTAATCTCGGTGAGTAATAGAAAGCATACACCATTGACCAAGCACGTTCTTTAGGTCAAATGATTTTAACTCTTCCGCTGTAAATTCCCTGCCGCGCCAAGTTTGAAGGTCGCGACGTAATGTAGACTTTTCGCCAAGAGACAGCGTAAAGTTTTTAGATACTGATAAAGGATCGCCTTTGCTTGTTAACAATGGATTGCCTTGTTCATCTTCACTATGCACCTCAAATTGAAACATCACCTTTGGCAGGCTTTTTACTTCACCCATGTACTCTGACTTCTGCGTACCCAAATCAATAATGCGATAGCACATAGCTAAATGCATACCTGCTGGTACTTGGACAAATGTACTGTTATTACTTCCTGCTGACACTGTTAGACTCATAATTCACTCCGTTAATTAATTTATATTTCACACTTGGGGTTAACCCACACTCAAAATAGATGACTTTCCAATCATCTTCACTAGCACAACCAGCTTTAGCCTTTACTAGCGCCACTTCTAATTGATGCATTCTTTCCATCCCAGATTGGGCATATTCACTCTCGTTCATTTTCACCTCCATATTTAGTCTGCAACAATAACTCGCAATAGTGGATGGCCTTCTTAATATCCTCAGCCCCGTTCTTAGCGTGGTGGCGACAGATATACTTGACCACGTTGCCTTCCAAGAACCCTAGTTCATTGGCAGCAATAAACTCCACAGGTTGAATTTTCATAGAGGCATAATGTTTACCACCAACTTGTTTATTTAGAGCATTATCGCCTTCTGGCACCCATCCTTTAGGAACTTCAAGCGCAGGCCTTCCTGCACCCCATTCTGGACTTACATTTTCCCAGCGTTTTGTAGCCAACTCATACTCCTCTAATTTTTCTGATAATGAACTCATACTTCATCCTCCTTTTAATGCATTCCATAAGTCATGTTATAGCCAACACACCAAAAGGTGATGTAGCAGATCAGCCCAAGTACAACAAAAATATGTTCAACTTTCATCTCAGCACCCACTTCAACACAAAACAAACGACAACAATAAAAATAACTAATGTCAATGTGTCCATTATTTGCTTCCCCAAAATAATTTATTTATGCGCTGCATTAGTGTTGGCTTGTGGCTTGAATGTAATAGACTTGCTTGAAACGCCAAAGCGTCTTCATCTGGGCGATATTCAGATGGCTTGTTGTAAAGCAAACCAATTTTGACGCCAGCTTTAGTGGTATAAGGAACTTCTTTTTTCACAAATTTATCCATGATATTCACCTTAGTTAATATAATTAAATACTACAATTTCATTATTACATAGTTTAATTTAGTTTGACAAGAGTTTTATTTAATAATATTATTCTACAAACCAACAGAAAGGATTGGCAAATTGAAGATACAAAAAAACTTTGAACTATTTATGGATATGCATAAAGAAAGCCTAAGGCTGGCATTCTTACACGGAAACTTTGAAGATATGTGTAAGTTTACTTTTCAACATGGCTTTGAACGCGGCTGGGAAGATGGCGTATCTGACGGAATGTTAATGGCACAAGAGGATGAGGAATGACACTTAAAGAGTATTTTGATAACAAGCCTCGCGGATCTAAGGCTGAGATGTGCCGCACTTTGGGCATTACGAAATCTTGGCTATCTTTAATTATCGCCAATAAAAAAGTACCAGGTAAGTCATTGGCAATAATCATTTCAATGTATACGGATAACGCAGTGACTTTGGAGGATTTACGATAATGATAGACAAGGATATAAGGGCGGTATTCATTGGGGCAATAGTGTCAATGGTTATGTCTTGTATAGCCTTACGCAACCACCCTACAGAATGTTATGTAGAGGCGCAGCAAGGTAAAGAAACGCGGATAATGGTTGGTCACACGCTTCCCAAAGTGGTTGAGTTGGCACATGACTAACAAGCAACTCAAAAGTTATATGAAATATTTAAACCATTGGCAGGCATTAAATGAAAAATGCCCTGACTATAGGGTTGAATATCCAACTGAGTTTGAGCATTTAATGGTTGATCGGGTTAACCAAGGCAGCGCAATAGAAGTAGAGCTATTTCAATTTGAAGATTTTTTTTAAAAGGATAAAGTTCAATGTCATGGAATTATAGGGTATTAGAATTAGATGATGAAGATGAAGGCAAATACTACGAGGTTAAAGAGGTTTACTATAATCGCGACGGCACACCTATGGGTTTTTGTGACGCTGTGGTCGGTGGCTGTTCTTTTGAAGAAATTATGCGAGTGCTGGATATGATGAAAAAGGATGTTCACAAGTCGATATTAAATATTAGCGATTTCAAAGGCCCTAACTATGAAAATTAAAACTAAACTGTGGATTGTTGGCTTGACCTTCCCAATTTGGCTGCCATTTGTAATTTTATGGTATTTTATTGAAGACTTGATTGACCTTTGCAAAAAGTAGTTGCATTTTATTTTTAAGTAGTTTAATGTTGTTGCATCACTTGGCGGTGACTTCTAGTAAGCCTTAGTCAACACTCTGCTGGTACTAGCCAGTCCGCCAACGTCCCTTAAAAAAGGATGAGAGTGTTGTCTAGGGCTTTTTTTTGGGATATTAGCTATGGCTAGGATTAGAACGATTAAGCCAGAATTCTTTACAAGTTCTGACATTGTATCTTTGACGCCACTTGCACGCCTCTTTTACATCGCTTTATGGTGTGAGGCTGACAGGGAGGGGCGTTTAAACTGGAACTCAAAGACATTTAAAATGCGTTACCTTCCCGCGGATAACTGCAACATTGATGTCTTGGCTGATGAGCTTGTTAATGCAAAATTAATTGAGCTTTATGATATTGATGGCCGTGTATATGGTGAGATTCTTTCTTTCAAAAACCACCAAGTTATTAATAATCGTGAAGCTGAAAGTATTATTCCTTCACGCGTGAAAGTGGCGTGTACACCCGTGACAGGGGAAGGAAGGAAGGAAGGAAAGGAAAGGAAGGAAGACGCGTCACGCGAAACATCATTACCAAATGATTTTGGTATTAGTGAGAATGTTCAGAAGTGGGCAGACAAGAACGGCCATAAACATTTGGATCGTCACCTTGAGAATTTTAAGATGACAGCAGTCGCTAAGGGATACAAATACAAGAACTGGGATTCTGCATTTATGAAAGCTGTTGCAGGTAACTGGGCTAGGATAGAGGATAAGCCAGCGGAAGAAGACTGGTATGCTAAAGAAGTCAGGCTGGGGAGAATGCTATGATTGATAAAGCAAACAACCTACTATCAAAGCTAGGCAAAGTTAAGTCTAGAGGCCGAGACTCATGGATTGCATGTTGCCCCGCACACGATGACAAGTCACCAAGCTTAAAGATTGATATCAAGAACGGAAAGATATTAATCAAGTGCTGGAGTGGATGTAGTGTGGAGGATATTCTTGGTGCTGTTGGTTTAGAGTTCTCTGATATTTTGCCTAATACGCCAATTTATCATCGTTCTAGCGGTAAAAAGCCATCACTTTATGCGTCAGACGCATTAAGAATCATCAAAGTTGAGTCAATGATCGTTACATTATGCGCGATAGACATAAAAAACAAACGTCCTATCAACGACGAAGACTACAATCGTGTGATGTTAGCAATGCAACGTATCAATGCAGCTATGGAGGCAGCAGATGTCCAACTATGACAAGCTAGCAGAGCGTTTAGACTCTATGATGGTTCCTGACGTGGATTTCAAGAAATACTACGAGACACACCAGGAAGACAACGACAACATCAAACGTCCAGTTGACTTCATGGAAGAGATATTTGACCGTATCAATGGCGAACAACAGATTATTGGTACGCCGTTGCCGTGGAGTAAGACTAGCGATCAGTTTCGCTTTCGCATGGGCGAGGTGACGATGTGGTCTGGGTATAACGGCCATAAGAAGTCGATGGCACTAGGTTATGCTTCTTTGCAATTCATTAAGCAGAACGAGCCTGTATGTATTGCATCGTTTGAGATGAAACCGTCAAGCACACTTATGCGGATGATGAAGCAGGCGTGTGGTGTAACTAAGCCTGACATGGATGACATGGAACGCTTTATGTTTTGGACCGATAAGAATCTGTGGCTATATGATCACCAAGGTTCCCTTTCCGCGGAAAGACTGTACGGCGTGATTATGTATGCTGCTCAGAATATGAAGTGCAAACACTTTGTTATTGACTCATTGATGCGTGTGATTGCTGGTGAGGATAACTATAACGCACAGAAAGACTTTGTCACCAAGCTATGTGACCTAGCTATTCAGCTTAATATTCACATTCACTTGGTCCACCACACCAAAAAGGGTAAAGAGGGCGAAGTCAGTGGCCGTTATGATGCTAAAGGCTCTGGCGCTATCTCAGATAACGTTCACAACTCTTTAGTGGTTTGGTCCAACAAGGAAAAGAAAGAAGAGCAGCCTGACGTTGTTGTTAAGTGCGACAAGCAGCGTGAGGGTGAGTGGGAAGGATCTATTAGTTTGTGGTTTAGAGAAGAGTGCCTGCAATTTATTCAACATCCAGATCAGGAGATAACAAAATGGTGTTAACAAAGTATGTGGTAGATGCGCCGCGCGCAGAGGATAAACTTAAACGTGAGTTGACAATTAGCGAATGGCTGCACGAAATGGCAGAGGCTGGCTTTACTGGTAGATTTATGGCGTTAAATAATGATGGAAGGCTTTACAAAGGGGATTTGGTGGAGCGAGAGGATGGTAAGATTTTGGTTAAATCCCGCAAAATTCCTTCACGTGA